GTGGTCAAAAGTATATTTAAAAGAAAAGAGCAACTATCAAAAATTGCTCTTTTGCTTGGTATCATTGGTGCCGAAGGTGGGAGTCGAACCCACACGTCTTTTGAGGACGCTGGATTTTGAGTCCAGTAAAAGAATTTTTTGTTACCTTTAGGAAACCTTTAACACCGGGCTTTTTGGGAAGGTTGATTTTATGGGATTTTTAAGTTATGTAGTATTTGATATATTTTAAATAATTTCCTTTCGGATATATTTAATTTTTTTATACCGCTTATGGTGGTCAAATTGGTGGTCAAAAAAAAGCCCCGGTTAGGGGGCCTTAGCCTTTCCACTTGTTACCGCATTTCATGCAGTACATTTCTACCTTATTCTTGCCGACAGCTCCTGCCAGTAATCCCAACGGGCCGAGCAACACCCCGCCAACGACAGCTTTCCCTAGGCCAAAACCTTTCTGCATAGGTTGCACCGATATAGATCCGCACTTTGGGCAATACGCAATTCCTTGCGCGTCTAGTTCTTCCTTTTTCTTCTTAACCTCTTCGGTTTCCGGTGCTCGTTTTAATTTCTCTTTCTCCATATTTTCCCTAAATTTAACTAGGTTTGGGTTTTCCCTGCTGAAACTCTGCTTTAAAGCGTCTTTAAACCCCATGTAGATCACCCCTTTCTATTGCTCTTGGTAGACATTTCCACTCATTCTCCATGAAGCTTCTTATAATCCTCGACCTGGCGCCTGGTCCACAGAGGCCCCATAGCTAGCCTCATGATCGGCTCAGGGAAAACGCCTCGGCTGAGGTAGGTGGCGACCCTGCGCCTGTCCCAGCCAAGCAGGATGGCCACCTCAGTGAGGCCGAGTAAGTCGCGGGGATCAACCTTTCGCATGGCTATCATCTAAGCGCTGTGCTAATGTGTCTAGCGCATCCTGGAGAGTTTTGAAACCTGCTCCGCGTTTGTCGATTAGATTGCTATTGAGGTCGTCTAAGTACCACCTGTCTGCCCGGTCATCACTCGTGCCCGTAAAGCTACCCCTGATTACCCGATATCCTGATTTTTTAGCCTCTTCAATTGTCATTTTATTGCTCCTTTTTGTTTTCGTATTTCTTCAATTCTTCGCAGACCTTTTCGGCTTCATCTTCTGTCAACTGATACTCTTTTATCAACTGATCTTTGTCGCTGGCTCTCCAGCCTCCGTCATACAGTGCCGCTGCGCTACTCGATATGTCTTTCATAATGTTCTCCTTCTGCCGGGGCTACCGGCTAATCAATCGTCGTCGTAGTCGCTAGAATCATCTCCGTGTACCTCATCGTGATACGCAGCCGCTTCCCTTGCCTTAGCCTTCATTTCAGGAGTATCCCAATGTTTTAACATTTCCTTAACTTCTTCTAGGTTTTGCGGATCACCATGCCACGGTTTAACGGGATCTTTTTCAAAGTTTCTGACAGGAGTTTTTTCCCATTCGCCGCCAGCGGATCGAGATTCGATATTACCACCGCCGGTGTATGAAGGGCTGGGCGTCGGTTCGGCTTCTTGACGTTTAATTTCTTCGATGATAGCAAGTCTGTTGCATGTTAAATATTCAACTTCTTCTTTTGTGAACCGCGGGCAACTTAACGTACTCTTGAACCTTTCTTCGCCACTTTCGATTACGATTACTAAACCGAACTCCAACACCGCTTGCTTGATGTCATTTACCATTTTGTTTTCCTCCTCTGCATTATTTATCTTTATCTGTTGTACCTATCATACTATATATAGTTGTATCTGTCAACACATATTTAAAAATAGATCAGGTTTTTTAGTAAATATATTTTTAATTTCTGCATTTCTCTCCGTGCAATTCCTCATATTATCAGGCCAACCCCGCTCACCCTAAATTTCTGCCACGAACGGAGTACCCCGAAGGTAATCATGCACGTGTGGGGGTCGAATCCAACACAGGGCAAATATGAAGGTCTGGAGAGATTTGGTCTTTTTACGCTAATATTATACGTCGTAAAAGGACAAATGGGCATAAAAAAAGACCCCGCCGTGGAGGTCTTAAAGGTCAATTAAATCTTTCACTTAACCAAGTAGCTAAACTTTCTATATATGAATCTCTTTCCATTTCAGAAAGTTTTATAGTTGCTACTTCAACTGTTTTGTTATATCCTTCTTCATCATCCAAGTTATCTTCATAACCGTTAACATCCAGAAAAACTATGGCACTTTGTATTCCAACTCGTTTGTTACCATCTACAAAACAATGATCATTAGTGAAAAAATACATTAACATAGCTGCCTTATGAAATATTGTTGGATATTTGTCATAGCCGAAATGCGGATATTGTTGTCCTAAAATGCTTTCAATACGATCAATAGTATAATCATAATAACCAGCATCTCCACCAAACTTCTTAATTGCTTGGTCATGGATTAACTCAATATGTTCTCTTGATAAATACCGAATTTTACTAGCACCCACAATTATTTTGTTAATTTGCTCATCATTATAGAATGTTTTTTATTAGATTTGACAATAGATTTAATTACATCAGAAGTTTTGGTTTTTGATAAAGAAGTATTGTTTTTGATTGCCAACATTTTATCACCCTTTTTCTTAAACGGATATTTCTTGTCCATATCATATCACCTTCTAAATAGTCTTTCAATACTATATGCTTAGTTTTACCCAAAAAGAGATAAAAAAATAAGCCCCCGCCGTAGCGAGAGCCTTTTTGACTGATTTTTTTGTTGTCCGCCAACTGTAAGCACATACGTCTTACAAGTATCGAGTTTTTCTGTTGCTCGCCAACGGTAGGCACATACGTCCTAGAAGTGTTTCGGATTTTATCAGTGTCAGTCCACCGTAATAGGTTATTTATTTTAGACCGGAGCAACTTCAGCAGGAGTATCATTAACCGGATCGGGGGCAGGTTCAACCGGAACCACTTCGACCGGAACAACAGGAACAACTTCGACAGGAACAACCGGAGCAACCGTTACCATGCCAGCGGCGAAAACTTCCTTAAACTCGCCCAAGGCACCCTCGATCAACCCCTCAATTTCAGGGGGTGTCAACTCGATACCTTTGGCCTGACATTGGACAGCTAGAAATTCAGCAGCTTTCATAAACTTATCTGGGCCAGTCATGTCTATAAACTTTTGCTGCACGTAGTGGATGGCCAGTTCTGCGAAACTTTGTTTCAGCCCCAACTCAGTCTGAAATAAATCGGCCTCGTTTTGGGCCTTGTTGATCCCTTCGCTGACGGTTTTCTTGTGCAAAAACCGAGTAGCGAAACCAGCCAAACTCACCATAGCCAGATAGAGCACCATTTGGATTACCTGGATATAAATTACTTTCATGGTTTCTCCTCCTTATTTTAGGTATTGTGCGGACACAAACCCACCATGTGCACCAAAATAGATATTTACCCAGCCGTTCTTTATCCATCCGACCTGTATTCTACTGCCATAATTTACCCGCCCAATAATCGCATATTTAGTACCAGCACCCGATCTCACATTCAAATAGGGTTTTGCCGTTACCGTCATCATGTGTGCGGGCACAATAATAGGAGTAGGCGGGCTTACGGGTGCAGGGGCAGGAACAGGCACGACCTGCCTGGGTGTTAGGTCTGCAAACAACCTAGCCCAAGGAAACCTGGGCCCGGGGCAATTAGGACGATTGACCGAGTCAATCCGATAGTGCCCAATCAGGTGATTGTTGTCGCAAGGAATGCCATGTTTGGCCGTAAGCTCCCGCGTCAGTGCCAGTAACGATTGATACTGCGCCTCGGTTAGTGTCCCGTCAAAGCCCTCGTTTTCAATACCACTCGTGTAAAAATTTGGATTTGATCCATCATATAAAGCCCAATTCGGTCGATTTACAGCACCGGCGTGCCAGGCCTCATCGGCATCCCTGACCATCTGGTAGATGGCCCCGCTCCTACAAACCAAATACTGCGCCGATGCCTGTGCTACTGGATTCCGCAGCCAGTTCAGGCAACCTGGAGCCAGACCTGCTGTAATATGGTAAACAATAGCAATCTTTTTTCGGGTGCTGATGTGGAAGTTCGGGCTTGGTGCCCATGTTTCCGTTGGCATGTTCTTCATCTCCTTTACTTAACTTTAAATAAGGTAGTTAAAAACATTATCACGTTCGTTGTTACAAACGCTATAAAGGTATATTCAATTATTCGTACACTTGTCGTAATTGTAGCCAAAGTCACTTCTTGTCTAATACTAATTTTTTCTATTTCTGCAATCTTATCGGCCATAACGGTTTCTCTAATCCCCATATCGATACTTTCCTTTTCGAGATAGGCAAGCCTTATATTTGTTACATCATCATTCATAAGATCATTTCCTTTGAGGTTTTATCTCCACCACCAGGTATACCACCACCACATGGAATGCACCTCCCTTTTTGCCAATCATAAAACCGCCAGCAATCGGTACTTTTCCATCCATCCATATGTCATCCCACCCCCTATATTTATTTTTCGAATTGCGTTACAATAAAAATGCAGGCCGCGGTGGTATCGCAACCCGCTCCGGGGCCACCCCCTTGCGGGGGCCTGCATTTTGCCAATCAAAAAACCGTCTGGAGGCGGCTAACAGTCGTTGTTTTGTTGCGCATAATAAGTCAAATGTTCAATAGAAGGGCAAAGAAAAAACACCCTCTGCGGTGTCTGCTTTGCCCTATTGGAAATTAAACTATCGGTACAATTTTGTCCTGAAATCCGTCTGCCACTAAAATCGCGTCAACATCATCTTTTAACGGCAAGTATCTTGCAATTGTGAAAACTGCGAGGTAATCTAATCTACCTTGTTCAATGCCATGTGCTAAATATAAAGCCATGCTTTCCACCTCCCTTCAACTCCTTTCTAAAAGTTCATTATAATAAAATCAATTGCGCCTTGGGTTTCGGTAATTTGTTCTTCGACTGACCTTATCTTTTCAGCATCAATAAACGGTCTATCTACATAATCCCAAAACAGTTCACCCGTTACTGGATTTAGATACAGAACCACATCCTTACCATCAATATTAATCGGAGGATTTGGGGGAGCTACTGCGGATATAGTAACAGTTTGTGAGCCATCTTTAAAAGATCCATCAACTTTTACCTTTGTGCCTGATATTGGTGTTCCAACTATAATCATTTAATATTACCTCCTTAAACTTACCATAAAATTACTACTTTGCCGTTAGCACCAGCACCACCATTCCCACTGCTACTACCGCCAGCACCGCCGCCGCCACCTACGGCACCTCCAGCACTGCCGTTACCGGTACCACCACCAGCGCCACCAACACCACCAGTATTACCATTACCACCAGCACCACCATTAATACTAGTGCCAGTAGGAGTATATATAATCTTATAATAATTGCCACCACCACCAGCACCACCATAACCGCCACCAGTACCAGCAGCACCGCCATAACCACCATTACTAGCACTAACACCACCAGCACCGCCACCGCCAGCATAAGTAGCCACCGACGAATTACCACCAGCACCACCATTAATACTAGTGCTACTACCGCCAGCACCGCCGCCGCCACCAGCACCAACAACAACAGCAAGTGTATCAGCAGGGGTTACATTAATAATACTTGTATAGGCACCGCCACCGCCACCACCGCCAGCACAATAAGAAGTGCTCCCGCCACCACCGCCGCCGCCAGCACCAGCAGCACTAAACACTACTTGAGTTACATTAGCTGGGACAGTAAATGTATATGTTCCAGGTGTTGCGTAAAATTGGGAATTATGGGGGATTGTAAATGTTCCTGTTAATCCAGTGTCATTGTCGTTGCTAAACGTCTGTCCTGCTAGTACATCCGCAACGAGTGCTGTACCCTCTGCACTAGCTTTGATAAAAAAACAATCACTTGCCAACTTGTACCAAACAGTATAAGCCTTGCCTATCGTTAAGGATGGGGAAAGAACTGTACCAGGCTTATAGAAAGGCTTTCCGTTGATTGTTTTTGATGTACTTGCATTAGTTGTGCTTGCAATAAATGTCTTTGTGTAGCCATCTGTCAACGTTGCAGTTGTTAGCGTTAATGCGGTTGCCGTTCCTCCTGCCAGTTGATACGCTACATCCACCTGATGCGTAGTAAGGGCATCGGCGTTCCCTTTCACAGTTTGGTTCGTCCACCCTGTTCCTTCCAGGGTGGTTATCTGATTAGCTAAAGTAGGATCAATATCACCCTTGGGACCAACTTCACCCTGGATCCCCTGAATGCCTGTATCACCCTTGATGCCCTGAATACCAGTAGAACCTTGTCCACCAGTTAAACCAATATCACCTTGAATACCCTGAATACCTTGTATACCTGTTGCTCCAGTATCACCAGTATCACCCTTTGCCCCCGTAGCGCCAGTTGCTCCATCAATATAGTCAACGCCCTTGACGGGGGTATATCCGGCAGCACCTGTATCACCTTTGTAAACTGCTGAACCTGGTAACCCTGTTTCACCCTGAATGCCCTGAATGCCTTGAATACCTGCATCACCAGTTAAACCCGTTGAACCTACTGCTCCTGTAAAGCCTATTTCTCCTTGGATACCTTGAATACCATCTGTACCATTAGTTCCTGTCGCTCCAGTATCACCTTTGATACCAGCAATACCCTGATCGCCTGTAGTACCTTGAGGGCCAGTTGCTCCGGTATCACCCTTAAAAACTGCTGAGCCTGGTTCACCCTGGATACCCTGAATACCTTGTTCCCCCTTAATGCCATTTGCAATTATACCTTCTATTTTTAATTCAGGTGCAATCACACCTACAACACTTACTGGAGAGTCTATTTTTCCTATTAAATCACTCATAGGTTATTTCCCCCGTTATGGAAAATTTGCTTGGAGTTATAATTGTTTTGACTGTGCCGTCAGCCTTTGTCAACTGAATATCATAAAAATAATTACCATAAAGTGCGTCTTTTGTATCAAGATGATCAATAACCACAATCGCTGTACCATTATCAAATACGGTTATAATTTTTTGTAATATTTTTACAGTTGCAAGTGTATTTTCTTTGACTGTAAAATAAATAGTATCACCAACGACTAAAGGGATATTTACTCCTAAAGCATCAGTATAAAAGACAGTAAAACTTTCGCTGTCTCCCCGGGTCATGCTCATACTGCTCCCAGTAACTTGCATTATTGCCACCTCCTATTTTGCTTTCAAAATAGCTAGTTTTAAAGCATCAACTTCATTCTTCAACTCTTGAATTGCCTTACTTAACATAGGGATTATTACGGTTTCATTTGGCTGATACAAAGAAGGTTTTTTATTACCTTTAGCGTCCTCTCCTTGTTCCACCTCAAAGGCCATGCTTTCATCAATTTCCAATAATTCCTGTGAAACATAACCTATCCTGCAATGTGCACCACCATGCTCTTTTTTCCAATCAAACTGCCTGTGTTTTATCAACATGATTTTAGCTAATGCCGTTTCGGTCATATCTTGTATATTGTTTTTTAAGCTTTTATCTGATGCCCAAGTAGTTGCCCCGTAAACAGTGCCACCGCCAGCTAAGGTTATTTGCAGGTAACTAGGAGGAGTACCACCTGTCATATGTTCAAGTTCTATAATTTGTGCAGAAACTTTTGAATATGGACAAATACCACCATTAGACCAGACATTATGCGCAGCAACAATTTCTCCTTCAGTATTTATGTTACCACTTAGTGTGACTCCACCTGGGGCAGTAATTGCAATACCTCCGACTACTCCATATCCTAATACTATTTGAGCACCGTAACCAATAAGCATTAAACCAGATCCAGAAGCAAAGCATCCGTTTGGATTTGAATTAGTAAAAGCTATTGAACCCATCCAAACCCCGCTAAAGGCTCCTTGAGGTACTATACTGGCATAATTATTGCCACTGTCTGCCGTTATTGTGAGGCTCAAAGCTGAATTTTTATATATACTCAATCCTGCCGTAGTCATGGTTGCATATACTGTTGAGTCACTTTGAGATATTATCTTATAAACACTTAAGTTCGTAACATTTATTCTATCCGCAGTGATTGATCCTGCGGCTATCTGAGTAGCAGTTATTGTACCAGCAGTTATTTGTGTAGCAGTAATAGTACCAGCAACTATTTTAGCTGCTGTAATTGTATTTGCAGCTATCTCGTTTGCTGTTATTGTACCTGCTAAAATTTGAGCCGCAGTAATAGTGTTAGCAACTATTTCGTTTGCTGTGATGACATGTGATGCAATTTCTCTAGCAGTAATAGCGTCAACAACAATTTTATCCCCTGTGATCGTGTTTGCAGATATTAGTGTGTTAGTTATAGTCCCAGGCGTAATATCACCACCTAGAATAGTCCCATCTAGGATATTTGCTGTGGTAATTGCCCCATTGGATATCTGGGAACCATTTATCGTGCCAACAGTAATATTTGCAGCGTTTAAGTGATTTACCGTAATTACCGCTGCATCGATTGTTCCAGCAGATATTTTATTTGCAGATAACGTTACGATTTTTCCATCTGTTATGCTGCCATCAGCGATCTGGGTAGTCCCTATTGCTGCAAGTCCTACAACTGCGTTATCAATTATGCCATTAGTGATATGAGCGAAATTAGCACTCAAATTATTAATGCTAGCTACATCAATGGTTGCATTATCAATAACCCCGTTTGTGATATGCGCTGTGGTAGTTTCAAGCGTGGTAATTCTGGCTGTGCTGGCGCTTAATTGCGTTATTGTTGCACTGTCAGCTTCGAGAGTAGTAATCCTCGCTGTAGAGGTCGTTAAGTCTGTTACGTCCGCCTTATCTGCCGTGAGGGTTTCTATGCTTGCATTAACAGCCGTTAGCTCTGTTATAATCGCCTTAGTCACGATTAAAGTGCCAATGGTCGCAATAGCAGCACTTAAATTATCCACATTAATCGCAGCGATATGAGCATTGGTAAGATCACCTGATACCGAGGATGCAACAACCGAGCCTGTCGTATCCGTTGCCGTTGCCACTGTATTCGCAGCGTCGGACACTCGCAGGATAATGTCCTCAAGCCTTGCGATACGGTTTGCAATCTGGATAGTTGAGCGTTCTGGCTCTTCGGGGTAGCGGTCAATCTTTACGATACGTTGCAATTCTCGAACATTCTTACTCTCACTCAAAAGGGTAATAAAATCCCCAAGGGCAAAGTCAAGCAGTCCCCAGGTATCAGACACATTAGCCAGATCGACAATGCTTGCAGAATATGCCCGGGTGGGCTTGGATAGGTAGGCAAGGCGTTCTGCCGCGTCATCAAGTAGGGTCTGTGCTGCTACATCTATTTTTATCTTTGCTTTGTCCACAAATAAGGTAAGGAGTGCAATTCGGGCTAAATAATAAAAGTCAAAATTCTGCTTGCATTCATTGCCACCAATAGTAGTTTCTGTGGTTGTATCTGCAATTAAAGGAGTAATATAGGCATTCAAAACATTATAAGTATCATCATAGGCGGTTTTTTCAGTTGTTATCTCAAAGGTAGTTGCTTGAGTATCGTTTAAAGCAAATTCGGTGGTAATGGCTGTCATTTCTGTGCTTATGCTACTTTTTTCTTCTCCTGTTAATTTATTATCAGCAACGATACCCTCAATCCAAAAATCTTTTGCAGTAGCATCTACTTGGCAAGTAGTTAGTGCTGTGTTTAATGCTACCAGATCAACATTAGACGTATAGCGGTTATCAATCCAGTACCCAGTTATTACCTTATTACTGTACTGATAATTGGATACATAATTGATACCATCATTGATAGTTGTGATATCCAAGTTGTTTAAGCCAATTGGGACTAAACGTGTGATATAGTCATTTGTATTGCTTTGAGATTGCAATGTTTGCAAATTAAGTTGTTCTGCAAAATATGCACCTCTGTCTGCACCTTGTTTTTGGTGGATATTTACGGTCTTGTGAACAGAGTCATACTTGATCTCGCAGGCATAAGACTTTGTAATCTCTGCCATCACATCATATGCCGAGCATTGAGCTTTTCGCACCGTGCGCAACTTGGTAACATCGCAGAACCCGACCGTCCAGCCAGTGCCCGCAAGAGCGAGGTTTGCACTATCCTCAGGCAATTGTTCGACAGTTTCGAAATTTGTTATTAGATGCCCCTTCAGGTCTTCCAGGTTGATCCGGCAGACAAACTGCGCCCACTCTACCCCATCTTTGGCGCCCTGGGCATTTATCTCCTTGATGACATACTCATTGCCCTCGTTGCGAATATAGCATTCAAAGGCGATTTGGGGATATTGAGGATCGGCGATGGGATACGAAAAGTAAAGCAGGTCGTCTATGTTGACCGCCTGCTCGATGTAATAGTCTTTGTAGTTCGTCAAGGCACCTATTTTATCGTGGTTGGTATTATATAAAATGAGCATTTAAGTGCCCTCCTACCTGATTATTTTATGTCTGCTGCGAATGATTGATCACCAAGACTGATAATACTAATGGTTGACTTCATGGCGATAACCTGCTTAATGATCTGCTCGCCCACCTTGATCTGTACTAGGTAATTCCCGGAGTCTTTGCCAGGATCAATAGTCTTCGGTATGTCCTGTTCGATCTCTTTCATTGATTAACACTTCCTTTTAGATAAATTTTGGCTTATATGATATCTGCACATAACCAGTACTATGGTCAATGCCCACGGTATTCGATCCAGGCTGTAGAACAGGGAAGGCCCAGAGGTCGGCGTCACTAAATTTATTAACAATGCCCGATCCTGTACCCTTTGAATAGTAACAGTTGAGGCTAACAACCTGTGATCCAATCGTTGGCGTGACACCCCAAACACCATCTGCACCATAATGCTGTATCCAGAGGATCTCGATAATATTCCAACCGGCGTTCAGGGTCATTGTAGCCGAGGCAGTCCCATTATTATTGTCAGCGTGATAATTGTGGCTATAAACTAAGCTCCCATTGCAATAAACACTAGCACCATCATCATGATAAAAATTAAATGATATGCTCTTTCCGGTTGTAACGTTTACGGCAGTTTTGAGATACCCAAGATAATCATATCCAAGACCATATACAAGAGTGTTCCCGTCTGGTATGAGCTTTTGTGAATAAGGGGATCCGGCTGGGATAGTGGCATAAACTGGAGCAATATGGATATCTGTGTCATCCGGGTTAGCAAAGGCTGACATGTTGTACTTCCGGAAATTCCACTTATTTGCTCCAGTTGCTACGGTCAAGGTCGTATCAATATCTGCTTCGGTCACTGTGCATTTTTCACCATCAATCACAACCGGAGTATTAGCGTGTAGGTTGCTGACTGTGATCGGGCTTTTGCTTAGTCCTGTCAAAACTGCCGATATTGTGTCAATCGTCGGAGTGAGTGTTACCACTGCGGGGGTTGGGAGATTGCCTGAAACGGTTATGGCTTTAGATGTTATGCCGTTCATTGTTTCAATCACGGCTGGTTTGTAGGCATAGCCGCTTTTTAGTTCAATATCAAGTGTGTACACAACTGATGTCTTCCTTATGTGGCTTTTATTAACAACTAGGCAATCATAATAAAAAGATAAATCATCAAATTTTACTGTACACTTCTCAAACTGATTGACTAGATTACTGATGTCGTTGAGGCAGCTTTCATCATCGATGTCTTTTATTAGGAGTTGTATTTTTATTTGCTTATATTGCTCTTTCTTGCCTAGGTACAACGGGCTAATGGATGTTCTGAGCCAGTCATCATAAGTTATGACTCCGGCGGTTTGTATGTCTTTTGTCAAATATTGTGCGTGGAAACTTGCTATGTCGATGTTATTTACTAACATTAACCCGCCCTCCTTTGTATCAGCACCGCTGCCTGATTCATAAAGTAATCTATACTCTGATTGTCGGGAAAGGCGTATGTGCCATTGAAGTTTATAGTGGTAACGCTTGATGGTAATATTTTCCCGCCACTATTAGCATAAGGGTTTTCCGATTTGGGCACGATCATTTCGCCCTGATGCGCTTGGATTATCATATCGGTGGGAAGGTATCGGTCACCTACTGCCTTGCTGGGAAGATCCCCCATACCTGTGCCCTTTGTTTGGGTGATGGTTACACCGGCCTTAAAATTTATTGCCTTAGGGTTCCAACTTTCCCACCATCTTTTGAGTTTATCCCAGTTATTAAGCATCTCCCCGGTAGTAGTATCTACGCTTTTACTTACATCTTTGTTCATACCTGTAACTTTATCAACTACTCCTTTTCTTAGTCCTTCGGCATGTATAATACTTTCATCTTTTTGTCTCTTTGCATCTGCAATAAGCTTAGTGGCCTGATCAGCAGTAATTTCGTGCGTTCCATCTCTCTGGAGAATGATATTGGCTACGACTTTTTCATATTCTTGCTGTGCTGCGGTGACTGACCCGTCTCTTTGGTGATTAGCGTTTTTAATTATTTCGCCTGCTTGTTCTGCTGTAATATTCGCACCGTAATCTTTTAGTCTTTGTAATATCACCTTTGACTGTATTTCGGAATCAGACAGGCTGGTAACAGCATTGGTTTTCATCGTATTTTGAATTGTATTTATTTTTTGCTGCTCATCAAGAGTTAATGCTCTTTTTTCATTGCTGGCTTTAGTTATAATATCTCGTATCTGGGCATTATAAACATCTTCTTGGGTTTTCTTATTGGCATTATCTTGCGTCATCTTAGTTAATATCGCAGCCTCTTCCACAGTAGACAATGCACTGCTCTTATTAAAAAATGCCTGCATAGTAGTATATTGATCGGTATAATGTTTGTCCATCCCGGTTTTTATTTGTAAATTCATCTGTGTGTAAATACTAATTAAACTGTTGGCCGTATTTTGAGATATTACAGTGCTGTTTACATAAAGATCGGCTAAGCTTTGGGATGCTTTAGCGTCTAGCTCCATATATGCCCCTACGGCCTTTTTTGTACCCTCGGTTATTTTAACGGATGTCTCATTCATGCTTCCAGCCATTTGCGTGCCTGACGTAACTACCCTGTCTGCAAACAAGTTCACCGCAGGAGTAGCCTCTTTAGACATAACTGCCGCAACAGCTACGCCTATGGCGATAACCGCCGCAATCCCTGCTATAAACGGCAACAAAGGCAATAATGCTGCTCCTAATGCTGTTCCTAAGCCTGCCATTACTGTCGTTGTGCCTGCTGTTGCTACGCCTAAGCCTGCCACTGCCGGGGTAGCTACTGCCGCCGTTGCCGTGGTTATCCCTAATGCAATACTGGCAGCCCCGCAAAATTCAGCAATCCCGCCAGCAACTGTCATTAGAGTACCACCAACAGCTAATAAAGGCCCCGCTACGGCCACTAGCAGTCCTGTTACTATTATTGTTTTTTGCATTGCAGGACTAAGACTGGAGAATTTGTTGGCTAGATCTTCAATCGTTTTGGCAAGATCTCTTAAGGTTGGTGCGACAGCCTGCTCTATTTTAATTGCTGCCGTTTCTAAGCTACCCATCATCTGCTCTATACTGGATTTTGCATTATCTTGCATAGTTTTTGCCATTTCCTTGGCAGCACCATCAGAAGATTTAAAGGATTTCGTTAGTTCGTCAAATTTGGCAGGGCCTGCATCCATGACTACCATCATTCCAGAGATTGCTTCTCTCCCGAATATGGTGGCTAATGCATCCGCTTTCTTTTCTTGTGTTAGATTCTTCGTGGATTCTTTAAGCCGATCTATTACATCCCTAAAGGGTAACATTTTCCCCGTAGCATCAAATGCATTAAAGCCAATTGCCTTCATCGTGTCTGCTGCTTGGCTACTGGGACTCGCTAAGGCAATTAACGAGGCTCTCAGCGTCGTTCCGGCTTGCTCGCCTTTTATTCCCGCATTGCTCATTATGCCGATTGCCGCCGAGACCTCTTCAATGCTCATGCCCAGGGCGTGTGCTGGCGGGGCGGCGTACTTCAATGCCATTCCCAAGTCTGTGACTTCTGCATTTGTGCCAGCCGCTGTCTTGGCTAACACGTCCGCAACATGACCGCTTTGCCCCGCGTCTAAGCCAAAACCCCTCAGGGCACTAGAAGCTATATCAGATGCAGTTGCTACGTCTAGGCCACCACTCGCTGCAAGATCTAGCAGCCCAGGCATTGCTTTCATGATTTCTTCTACGCCAAACCCGGCACTTGCTAAATTGCCCATACCTTCTGCTGCTTGCATTGCCGAGAAGGCCGTATCTTGCCCTAGTTGTATCGCCTGATCATTTAATTTCTTAAAACCTTCGCCTGTTGCACCACTCATAGCTTTAACTCTAGACATTGCACTGTCGAAGTCCATCCCTAGTTTGGCCGCTGCAATTCCAATGCCAACGATAGGCAGGGTTAACCCTATTGTCATTTTCTTACCGACGCCGAGCATCCCTTCTCCTACGGTTTTCATTCTGGCGCCTGCGTCATTTAGTGTGTTCCCCATTTTAGTCCAACTGCTACTCTGGATGGCTATGTTTTTATTCGTTTTGTCAAGTTCAGTTTCCATATTGCTTAACGCAGTCTTGGCCTTGTTTAGCTTAATTTCCAAGTCCTGAGTAGCTTTTGCATCAGAGCCTTTTGCTGTAACGCTCTTCTGATAGGCAGTCTCTAGCACTGCTACCTTTTGTTTTTGCAGATCCATTGACTTAGTGAGGTTGTTGCCTTTTAGTTGTAATCCTTCCAGGCCTTTGCCGTTTGCGCCTAACGCAGCGGTATTAGCCTTAAATTCTGCGTCCAAGGCCTTCAAGGAGTTGTTTATTTTATTAACGCCTTCCTGGAAACCTGTGTTATCAAGTGCTATTTTTACTGCAAGACTTCCAATTTCTTCGGCCATCTAAATTACCTCCTTTCGGGCATAATAAAAAGCACCCAAACGGGTGCTTGAAGGTTCAATATGTTTGTTCCCTTATATCCGTTCCCATGTCCAACATGCAATCGTTGGCATTCCTGTTTTTTGGTCAGGCGATCCTACTTTGCCGTATATTTTAACCATATCTCCATCTTTCAATCCGTATACGCCGGATGCATTTGTAACTACATACATACCGAATCCGTCACCCTCAACCGTAGTTAACTCAAAATAAGGGCTTCCCTCTACAGGTATAAATACCTTTCCTTCTGTAAAAACAGGCTTCCCTACGAATTTATCAATGTGCCCATTAATCTCAACAAAATCGGCCTTAACTGCATCCTTTTTTAATTGAGCATTTAGCACCTCTTGATTAGCGTCAGCCACCTTTTGATCAGCGGCTTCCTCTTTTAGTTGCGCCTTTTGGGCAACTGCCGCCTTCTGAGCAGCTGCTTCCTGTTGTGGTACGGTTGCGCCACATCCTACCGATGAGAGCATTAGCCCAACCACTAACAACCACACGATCTTTCGCATTTTTCAGCCCACCCCTTTATGTCTTTTCTAAAACTGCATATATTATATCACAGAGTGGGAATAATTACAAGATGTTCAAAACATTTGCTACGTTTGTTTTATACTCCTTGCTGGCTTTGTAAAGCAATAGGTCTATATACCAATAAAGATCCATCTCATCTATGTCATTTAGTTTCCAACCATCATCCATTAAGCCCAAATACATCTCTTGTATCCAATCCCGCAGAGATAACACATCTTCAGTATTGCCTCCGCTTACTCGTTTTTTGATTCGAATTTATCTGTAACCCCACCGACGATCCCATTAATGCTTTCGGTCAGGGTGGGTATTAATTTGTCGGCGTCTAGGCCATCATACAGATCGTCCCGGGTAAACTTACTCCCATAAAATTCCACTATTACATCCACAAGCGCATCCAGATCCTTGGTTTTCAAGTCACTAAAATTAATCTTTTCATTGATTTCTAAGGCCTTCCTGAACATTCTAGCCTTTACTGTGTTTGCTACGTACGTCTTGCCGTTTAACATTATTTGCATTTTTTATTCCTCCTAATATTTAAAATAAAAAAGGGGCATTGCTGCCCCTGATGTTATACTCCGGTTGTTTTATATACGGTTGTTAGAAAGTCAACGATCGGGGTCGTAGCGCTGTCCTCGTCCATTGTATACTTCCAAACCTTATCTGACGATCTCGGCATAAACGAGCCTTTTAATTTTGCCGTGCTGAATTTCGCCTTATCTTCCTGGGTCGTTACGTCTTCAGCTAAATCCTCAAACTTGCCTTTTAACAGCCATACGTACCGATATTTCCCGTTGCCTTTTTTGATTTTAAAGCCTAGGGCGACATATGGTGCCAGGTCGTCATGACCGTATTTCAGCACACCGCCAAGAGGATCCAGGGTGTGGCCTAATAGCGCTGCCTGCACCTCAAGTGGTAAGTCCTGGGTTTCGAACTCAACATCTACATCACCCAGGGTCGTAACCCGCTCAACCGCAATATTATCGGCATAAATCGTGTCCGCGCTAACTTTTGGCGTTACCTTCACATTAATCAGTGGGGATATAGGTGCTACCGTCCCATATGTCCCTAGCGCCTCGTCTGTGAGTGTTGCATAAACTAAATCTTCGACACCGATTGCGGCACTGTGTTTTACTGTTTCTGGCATTTTAAATTACCTCCTTGTTTTCTTTTGTTTAGTGGGTCAACACGCTGCCAACGCCACACCCTTAAGGGGAATCATACCCGCAGGGCCTCGCTCTCGGCACAGGGCAGATATGAAGGTCTGGCGTTAAAAGGGCAGTTTAAATTATTTCTTCATTCATGACAACCCTTAAAACCTTGTGATATGTTAAAATATCTGCCTCATACATTTCCGTTTCGTAGCTTCTCCTGAATCCAGCGGCAGTCAATAGTGTTTTTGCTTGTGCTACTATGCTGGTATAGTCAACTTTTGACCACACATCTACTTGTAAAAAGTGTTCTGTATTTGTTTCGTTGTTGTCGCTGTAACTTGCACCCTGCTGCATATATTCAAAAAAGGTTATATATGTTGTCGCTGCCCCTTTGTAGTTTTGGAAGCTTACCGGGATATTTAGAGGAGTTAAGGCGTCCATTATTTGTTTGTTGACACTCACCTCAACCCCCCCTTTAATACGTCTTTTATGATCTCTTGCACTTTGCTTTTATTCTTTTCATATGCAGGCCCCAGAAACGGCCTCGCTGGCTTTATCGTAGTTCCAAACTCAATAAATTTCCCATAGAATATCTTGCTAATATCACCACGATCAACCCCAACAAGAACGTATCTAATGCCATCTTTAGTTTTGATTCCGCTTGTTTCAAGGCCTATCCTTAGTTTTCCAGTCCTGTCAGCAAATGCGCTGGTGCTCTTGGCATCTTCTAAGACAGGTACTGCTGCTGCTTTGAGTGCCGTATTGGTTAATTTGTTAACGTTGGCGTTAATGGCATTGAGTTTAGCAATAATGGCGTCAACGCCTTCCATTCTTATCTCCGCCATTTAAGCCACCACCAGCAGTGTCTTGACTTCCATGGATACATGCTCAAATTTCACATCGTCAACAAAAGTGATATTGAAAAGCGCGTTGTTGAATTTGACCCTGAATAGCTTGGTCGTGTCTTTGCCTTCTGCATTCACCGTTTCATCCAGATCCTTTAAATACCTTATTGTGAATTTAACTGTGTCCTCTGCGTTCACGGCAGCGGCCTGGAAATACTCCCTGCCGGATAAGTTGCTCACCGCGGACCACACTGTCTTGAGGTCTCCCCATGCCTCTTCAGAGAAGCCGTTTTCGTTCGTGGTTATGGTTAGTCTTTGGATGGTTATCCTGTGTTTTGCGTCATTGACGTTCACGGGATCACCACCGGCTGATTGTACTTGAGGCTAAAGATTATACTGTCGAGCGAATAGCTAATCTTGGTGGCTTTAAATTCTACATATAATTCTCGGTTATCGTACCAATGTTTTGCCAGCAATTTCACGGCTCGTGTATATAGGGGGTTTATGTAGTTTTCCAAAATTCCAGCATTAGACAGATATGCCTCAGCAGATTCTTGTATTTCCGCGAGCAAAGTATCTTCTTCCGTCCCATCCACTCTGCAATACAGTTTAAGTTCTTCCAGTGTCATGCTTTCCACCCCCTTAAAGGGAAGGGGCACAAGACCCCTGCTAAAGATTAATCAGCAACCATTATTCCGGCTGTTTTAAGTTTTAATAAAAGCCCATTGAAGTCTATCAATAGCAGTGGCACCGTTGTCGCCGTACTAGCCAGTTGATTTGCTACTTTGCCCGCAGTTAACTTTGGAGTCAATAAAGCATCAGCTTCGGCTTTTGTATATGCGTCTATTATTTTCCCTGTGAACTCCGTAAGGAGGCCACCTACTTTTACAACTGCGTCTGATGCAATGTCTAACTCACCGCCAATAACGGTACGATCCCCGCCTTTGTCCTCATAATTTTTTGGTATGTAAGGCATATGTTTTCCTCCTTATTAAATATTTTAAGGGGCGATTAAGCCCCTATTATCAAACGATTGTAAGCTGGCCGTAAACTACCGCGCTAACGTCGAGAGTTGCAATAGTATCACGCACGATGGCACGGATATCAGTTCTATTCTGGGTAAAGGCGGATCCGCCGATATTCGTGGCCAGTAATGACATTTGCATGCGGTCAAAGAGGATACAGAACTCATGCAGGTCACCCATGAATAACGGTGCCTTGGTGGCTACGGTAGGCAGTTGTTTATTCGTAATAACGACAACTTGCTTCCCGATTAGGGTTTTCCCGCTGGCATTGGTAACATCAGTCTTTAAGACGTAGTTGCCATCGCCATCTTTCAGGGTATCCAGGAGATTGAAGCCGTCCTGGTTGGTAACTACGACTGCTCCGGCAGCGATCATCGGGTCGAGGGTTACATTAATGGCCTTTTTGATATCGTCAAACCCAGCGATTGCAACTGGCGCAAGAGTCTGGAGCTTGGTGACGATCATTAAGTTCCGGGTTGCAATGGACTTTCTGAGCATCCACTGTTCTAGATAGGCCATTAAGTTTTGGTCCGTGTCGTTCATGAGATTGTTCGGCACCGGCAGGATACCGCCTTTGTCAGTAATGGTATACGGCACGTTGGTAAATTGTGGCGTTGAGGCTGCTGGCACGTCGTTACCTTCGGTAAATACTGCGAAGGGGACAATGTCGGCATACAATTCAACGACTCGAGAACCAGTAAGGGTACTAACGGGTTCAACGTTGACGTAGTTTTCCAGGATTGGTAGGTCACGCTTCAAAATGTTAATGCGGGTCTGGATGTCCTGGGGGATGATAAATCCACCATCGGCACCGCTTAAAGATGATAAGGCTGCCCTAGATTCTAGCAGGCTGGCTTCGGCCTCAGTAACCTTGCGGCCACGGAATGCCTTTAAGAAGGCGGCCTTGTACTCTTCTTCTTCGCTCATCTTGCTCTCGGCATTCGGGACATTAACCGGAATATCGATCCGGTCCTGTGCTTCAACTTCAACCTGTAGATCGGCTTTCTTCTGGAGATCCCGAACCTCAACCATAAGTGCTTCGGCGTCAGAGACTTTGTCTTCCACTAGCAACGCCTTCACCTGATCTTTTTTAGCATTTAATGCTTCAAAGATAATACGTAATTCCTTAGTCATTATTTTATCCTCCTTAAAATTAGAGCTGTAATTCCAGCTCGATTTTCTGTTTTGTCAATATGTCTGGGCCTGGGCCTGGTTCCGGTTCGGGTTCAGGTTTGGGTTCTTCCTTAGCCTCAACCTTGATAAACTTGGGAGCATTCTTATACCGTGCCACAAATTCAATATCCTGAACGCTTGCAGCAATGGCTTTTTCTTCGCCTAGGACGTCGCAAAAACCGAGGTCAAAGCATTCCTGAGCCGTTAGCCATGTCTCGGCGTCTAACAGTGCCACGAGATCCTCCTGCTTCATGTCCGTGGCTTTCGATAAGTAGGCTTCCTGAAGGGTCAACCCAATCTTATCCAGGTCATCAGCCATCTTGCGAAAGTCCGTGGCATTTCCCATGGCAATCGACCAAGCATTGTGGATCATAAGCAAGGAGTTCTTTGGCATAGTCACTACATCCCCTGCCATAGCCACAACTGATGCAATCGAGGCCGCTAGTCCGTCAATGAATACATTTACCTGTGCCTTATGCCTTTTTAGCATTGCATAGATGGCATTACCGGCAAATACATCGCCACCAGGGCTGTTGATGTATACGTTTAGGGTGCTTATATCTCCCAACGCAGCCAATTCTTCCTGGAATCCCTTAGGTGTGATCTCTGTCCCATCACTGAGCCAGTCAGTATTTGAGTTTGCGATCTCTCCGTAGATATATAACTCGCCTTCATTGTCGGCCAGAGCCTTAAACTCCCAGAACTTTTTAGCCGTTTGCACTTTTACTCACCTCCTTGCCTGGGGTTTTTGCCTTCTCTAACTGGTATTGATCGGCCAAGGATATATTAATGTGGTTCAAATCAACCCTGTGTTGATCTCCGTCGGTTCCTATGTCCTCCATGTCCTCAAGTTCCCTTACCTCATTGACTGAGTACGCCCCAATCCCCGTCATTTCTCTGTAGTAAGTGGCCCGACTTGCCGAGTCACCACGCAAGGCGCTGTCAAGGTTAAACTTGATATAGTGATCTTTGTCCTTCGGGGTGGAGAACAACTTAAAGGTGAACTCTTCTTCCCATGACACCAATGCTGGCTGTATACAGTCAGATATAAAATCCATGGACTGGCTTTCAATGTTGCTAAAGGTTGCCCTATCAAGTTCGGCCAGCTTATGAAGAGGGACATTGAAAATCTTCGCTATCTCTGCGACGTTGAATTTCCCGGTTGCGATAAACTCGGCATCGGCCAAGGGCATTGAAATGCTTTGATACTCCATCCCCGCATCGATGACCGCAACGCCCCCAGCGTTATTGACACCGCCATTCGCTTTCTGCCATTCGGCTCTAAGTGCGTCCTTCGCAGGGCTTCCGATTGCGGCGGGAGTTGTGATAATCCCCTTCGTGGCTGTTCCGTTTTTATAAAACCCACCAATGAATTTATTACTGGCCATCATTACGCCAAGGGTTTCACGCGCCACCTGTATTGGCGATTTTCCTCTCACGCCATCCAAGGATAGATACGGCAGTTTGATAATTTCCGACTCCTGCAAGCGCATTGTCCTGTTGTTCAGCGTGGTTATATAAGTGTACAGGCCTGTCTCAATGTCCCTGTATGGCTGTGTAACATCTGGATGCAACAACCACAATGCGATGATGTTTCCTCGTCTGTCCGGTTCCATGTAGACGTAGGCGTTTCCCCAAAGGTTTTGATGAACTGAGATCGTGTGTTTGAACGTGAATGGGGTTGTGAATTGGTTAGGTCGGATTTCTAATAATTTAGATACCTGATGGGCCTTGTCTCGCTCTCTGCCAGTTGGTGTGGTCTTGAATACTTGCATGGGCAGTTTTGCAATCGCGTTTGATTTGATATTTACGCAAGCGTAAACCGTAGCAATCTCTAGTGAACTTACGGCAGTGACCGCTTCTCCGCTTGATGTCGTTGTACCGCCGCCGAGCAGGTCAATTAGCCATTGAGCAGGATCGGTCAGCCCGCTGGTGTCCATGTTTTTAACGTTTAAAAGCCTATTAAATAACATCTACTCTAATCACTCCTTTCTAGGTGACCTGCGGGCCAGTATTAAACCAAACCCCAGACAGATAAACCCCAAGGTATATATACCGGCCACTATATTCAGCATGAATGTGGCCCTTACGATCAGTGCTAGACCGAGTAAAATAAAAAAGTCCTCGGCATATGCACCAAGGAACATGAGGATTATTATTATTATTTTTTTCATGGCTTCACCTCTTAGAAACTAAATCCTTCGCTGAGTATGTGGGCTTCCAGGTCAATCCCTATCCCTAACACCATCGCCCTGACATGTGCATTAATAACTGATGCAATGGGGTCTATCCTCTGGGTGCTCTTGGACTTATCTAGCATAAATGTCTCGTTTGGCGCCATCCTTGTTACTGCATTACCTATCGCCCAGGTTAGAACTGGGTTTCTATTGTGTGCTACGTTTCCCCTGTATACCTCTTCCCGGAAGCTTTTAGTAGGCTCTCCGAGCGTTTGCATCCCCTGCCGGATATCGACGCAGACATAGCCTTGGTTTGTCATTTCTGTGCCAAACATGTTGGCATTCCACTTGTCATAACAGAGTTCTTTAGGGATGCATCCGTATTTTTCGTTTGTGGAATTGATGTAGTCGATGACGTATGCGTAGTCCACAACTTCCCCAGGCGTCAGCGTGATCCAGCCTTGCTGTGCCCACAAATCATAAGGAACCTTATCCATTGCCGTTTTTTCATTGAGTTTTTCCTCGGGCATAAACGAATGACAGAGCACATAGTATTTACCGTCAATTTTAAACTCATGCGCCACGCTGGTAAGGTCTAAAGTGGCCGATAGATCGGTGCCGATAATGCAATCCCTACCCCTAAACATCTCCATGTCAAAGCCTTGGCCGCATTTAGCCCACTTTGATAGGTCCATATACCCAAACTCCCTCATCTGAACCCACACATTAACCGTTTTTGTAAGGAAGTCACGCATCTTTTCGGGCGCTTCAAGTGCTAGGTTCAGCCTTTTCCGGATGGAATTAACACCCTCTGGGTAAGAGCAAACGATTGGATTTGCTTTTTCCCAGTTTGACTCATCTTTTACATCATTACCTTCGTCAAGTTCATTGATCATTACGAAGTAGTTATTGTTTTCATACGGGTTATCAGGGTCAAGGATGTGTGAAACAAGCTTATATTCAACGGAATAGCATGGGTTGGCAAGGTTGAACCCTGCGGTCGTTATGATCATTAGCAGCGGTTGGGGTCTTGCTACCATTCCGCTGTCCATGATGTCATACATCTCGCTAGTTTCATGAGCATGGTATTCATCAATGATCGCACACTGCGGATTAAATCCGTCGCCCTTTTTACCGTCCTCCTTGGACAATGCTTCCATGACAGACCCTGTTTTTATGTGTTTGATTTGGCTGTATGCAACTTTAAACTTGCCTTTCAACTCGGGACATCCACTTAACATCGCTTCTGTTTCTTCCCAGACGATCCTGGCCTGTTTCCGCTTGGTTGCGGTACAGTAAACCTCAGATGCGCCTTCGCCAAAAGCCATAAGTTCATAACTTCCAACACAGGACAGGCTTTGACTTTTTGCGTTCTTGCGCCCAACTTGCCAGTATGCTTTGTTGAACCTTCGGTATCCTGTGTCCTTATGGATCCATCCGTAGATATTGCCAAATACAAACTTTTGAATTATGTGGGGTTCAATGTGCTGACCTTTGAGCACACCTTTACGGTGCTTAAATAATCGCATCCAGTCAAGGAATCTTTCTGCTTTTTCATCTGCAAATATAAAAGGGAACCCTTCGGTCCCTTGTCTCGCTATGTCATCTAAGAATCTTTGACAGGCCCATTTATGTTTCTGACATGCAATGATCTGACCGGCTATGACGTCGTTGGAGTAATCAATTAGCTCTTCCATCGTTCCCATTATACTTCGCCAAACCCTCTCGCTGCCAGGGGATCGACCTTCACCGGCTCCTTCTTGGGGATGTTTTTAATCTTGGCCAGGGGATTGAGGAATGTGCGATCCTCTATCTTGAGTAAACTGTCCATCTTCTTGTTAATCGCTGTCTCAAGTTGTAACAGTGGATTAAGTTTCAATATCTTCTCTATTTGGTAGGATAATTCTTCTGGGAGCACATCGCTATATTTTGACCAGTCTGCTTCCAATGCTTCAAGATGCTTTCTGTCATCCAAGAGCCGCAGGTATTCACTATGTGTCATACAGTATCTAGCCAATACGCCAACATCACCAGATGAAACATAGTCTGCGTCCTTGTAGATAACAAGAACTTCCTTCCAGCGCTTGTATGCATTAACGTCATCTTTTACATAGTCAGGGCACCTAAAGTATTTGGTTCCTGTTTTAATCTGAGTAGCGTTTCTCTGCTCGATCACTGCCTTGGATAAGTGGCTGCGACCATTTGCTAGTATTAAGTTAACCGGCTGCGCATTTCTGCCACCCATAGCCACCACTCCTTTTCCAAAAGTTTTAAAAATAGGAATTTTCACACGCTGAGCCAACCAGCGACTTTCTAGTGTCATTTTTTCAGGTTTAATGACCTGGGGGTATACTATCCTCTGCCTTTATGCGCCTTTTGATGACAACTATTACATAAACATACAATATTACTTAATACTAACATCTTAGACTGATCGTCTTTAATGTAAACGATATGATGAACTACATCAGCAACTGTTACCTTATCATCTATCAAGCAACGCTGACACAACCCATGATCCCTACTCATTGCCATCGCCCTAACCTTGGCCCAAGACTTACCAGCATAGAACGCTTGCTCTGCCTTATCTGTTCTACATCTCTTGTACTCTGTGTGTTGTTCTTGTGGCGTATGGACATGAGCAGGACAGTAACCATGTGCATCTCTAGTCAACTCATTGCATCCTATCTGTCGGCATGGGCGATACGCACGCATCATCCCTGGTCTATCTCTTCTATTGTTACTTTGAATAGCACTCCCTGTAACAGTATCATCCGGGCAACCTGCGCCATCTCACTGCCTGCAACATCTAGTTTTATTCGGGAGCCATCGCCTTTGGCGCCACCGATGTTCAGAGCACTCTGTATTGGTGGCAGACTGGCTAAAAACGTGATAACCTCCATGCTTGTCTCCTCCTAGTTATCGTATAAAATATGTCCTTTTGTATCTGTCCATTGTGTGCTTTAGTATGGCAGATGCAGCACAGTGTAATGAGGTTAGCCGGAATGTCAGGGCCAAACGCTCCACGACTAGCAATATGGTGCACACTGAGATTCCACATACTGCCGCAAACCTCACACCTATCCGATCTAACTGACTCGATTGCCTGCTTATCTACTATTCGATGCGGTTTGGGTATCATTTACATCATCCTTTAATGGTTTAGACTGGGGTGTCTTAGCTGTTGTTCCCCAGTCATGTATGGGCAAAATAAAAGGCCCCCTCATAAATTAATCGGAGGGGCCGGTAATAATATGAAGTGTGCTGGGCTATCACCAGCAACCGTGGGCCTAGTGCCCATCATGCTTGGTTTTCACAATTGTTTCCCCCATACCTCAGAACATTCAGCGCAGCCACCATCATATAATGCCGTTGGGCTTGTTTCAATTATTCTAGTTATCTTATAGCCTTCATATGGCCAATCACTCTTATCGCCTATTTTATAGGATACAGCCGTGTGCGTAAGGAAGAGCAATCTCTCCCCCATAAGGCGGTATAACCAGTCCATATCAACGCCCCCTATGCAAACGATAGTTGCAAAACTGACTTTGTATACCCTAAATATTTAATTATTTTTGCTTGTCTGCTCTTGCTATAAAATGTTTGTTTAGTATACCAGCCTAGTGCATCTTGGCTACACTTGCTAGAGTTGCAACTGTTACAAGCGGCCACAATATTATTTTTTACATACCACCCGCCCTTAGTTACTGGAACAAAGTGATCTTGAGTAAGTGGTAGTTCCCTATTGCAATAACAGCACCTATTATCAAAATGTAGTTTGGTTTCTTCCCATTGTAAAACAGTCAATGTGCGAGGCAAGTTGCGTTTTTTTGCCTTGTGTCTATGTGTGGTAATATTACATTCTTCTGCGTGTTCTTGTCGATATCGTTTCTTGCGTTCAGTAATGGCGTCTTTGTTGGCTAATCGATATTGTTTCGTCTGTTTAGTAATGGCGTCTTTATTAATTAAATGTTTTTGCTTCGCATACTCAGCCATACATCTTTTGCATTCTGCCCGAAGAATGCGTTTCGCCTTATATTTCCATCCAAAATACTCGTTTGTGGCAGGGTATTCTTTTCCGCATTTACTGCAAATTTTCATAGTAGACATAAAAACAAATACCGCCTTTCGTATTTTCCTTATCTGTAAAGAGTGGAAGGACATTAAGGCTAATGCCCTTGTCAAAACGGGTAATTAATCCGTTTCTATCCACATTTATATTATATCATACTCTTTCATTGGGCAACCATTATTACTACCTACTTAATTGCATCTATTGCATCTATTGCGTCATCATTATTTATATCCATCCGTGTCATACAAAGAGGGTCACTTAAGCCACTTATTGGTACCTCTCTGTCCTTGCGCCTTTTTAATTGCCTGTTCGATAAATAAGGATTCTCTAATTTACCTCTTTTATCAAACTCAGGGTCGTTATATTTAAGCCAGTACCAAGCCGCATCTTGTGACAAGTTAATACACCTCTCTATAGTATTAGTAAGCCTAGTTTTAGATGATTATACAACCATCTAAATTAAATAACTTGAAATGTTTTTTGTCAGGCGGTGGATTTTACTAGCAACCGCCTGTTGGCTTACCTGATATTTTTCTGCAATTTCTTCTTGAGAATAACCCTCTAGCCAGAGCCTTAGATAGGACCCCTGTTTTTGGGTGGCCTCATGTTCTACCGCGCCCATCAGATCAAGAAATATAGCGTGTGCAACTCCATCTCCTCTACCTGCGCAGTTTAGTAGGTCATTGAGGTGCATCAACAACGATTTGATCACACCCGGATTATCATAGTTGGCTTTATTCAACAAGGCATAATTAATCACGGTCTCCCCCTGTTTCATCCTCGCCCTCCCACTATAGAACCATCAATACGTACCAGAAAAACGCTGCATATGCGATTGAAATTAGACATCCGATGCCATGTTCTGCCTTGTTCTTGTCATTAGTAAATATACACAGAACCACATTCAACGAACTCAAGAAAAATAACGTCCATCCAGTAATTTCAAATAACATTGTTTTTCTCCTCCCCTAACAGGTTTTTTGGAATATAGAGCCATTCTCCGCATTCCCCTTGTTTTCCATCATAACTCTGGCAATTCCCGCAGTTATCGATTACCCTCGTCTCAAATTCAGACATCGGCCGGTAGTCTTTCCGCAACTCCCAAAACTGGCAACCGTTTGTGTAGGTTCGCTGATACTCCATCTATAAGGCACCGGCTTCCCTGTCTTGCTGTAACTGTGTCGCCCTTATGGCTTCTTCTCCCCTGCCAAAATATTCCGCTAGCCCAAGGCTGACAGGGTAATCACCTTTTAAACTTTGATCGAATACTTTTGTTAGGTACTTTCTCATCTCATTTATGCCTGGGTATTTATAAATAACATTGTGTACGCAATCCGTGTCGCGGGAGATGGGCAACAAATACCCATCAAATTCGATGTGCTTACAGCCCCACGGGTTATGGTGATCTTCTGTCAACATATATATTTTCGTTCCCTTGTATATCTCAATTTTCACCGTCTGTTTATTTTCAATCCCGTTTTGATAAATACATTTCTTTAGCATGTTCGATCACCCTCACTCCCTAATGTGGCATCAAGGGAAAGAGCATTATTAACAAGTTTGCGTTGTCTCCTACCTAAACCCCATCTAAGAAGGGTCTCTAATGCTCCTCTTATCACTACAGCCTGTGTCTCTAACTCAGCAATCCGGGCATCCTTGGCGGCGATATCCCAGACAAGAGGATTGGTGCCGACTAGGATTGGATATTCCCAGACTCCTTTTCCGGGGATGATTTTTACTTCTCCGTCCCAATATTTAACCTGATAATCTCCGTCCTCACGCTGGAAAACAGCCCTTGCTATTTTTTCTATATCAACTTTCATCCTTTACATCTCCTGTCTGATCTAGGTCAAGGTTAAAGTATTTAAACCAACAATATGCAGCTAGAAATGGTTTGTTAATTACGCAAATATCATCACAACCGAGAGCATCGGCAAGCTCCTCATCATCTGTGGATGCACAAGGACAACACCCGAGAGTATCAGCAATCGTCCTACAGGCCTTTCCGGCCACCTTCTCATTCGCCTTCAACCTCTCTAGTAGGCGCTTGTTTTCCTTCTCCAATAATTCCGTTTTGTGAGCCAACTGATAGATAAACTGCTCGGCCCGTGGAGATAATGGTTTTTTGTACTTCTCGTTTTCGATCAGGTCTTTGTCGCTCATTTTGACTCCTCTCTTTGGTTTAATATTTAGGGTACAACGGATCTACGATCTGTAGCTCTCTGACTTTTGCCCACTCCAACGCCATAATGTCTTGCGTTTTTCGGGTTTTACTGGCATTGGCCTCTCCTCCTAATTTATTTATAACAAATGGACCTCTCACCCCTGCGATGAATCTTTCAGCAGCTTCCAGGGCCAGCCTTACCCTATCTTCTGGTGGTTGTCCCTCCGTACTGTATAGCGACCCAAGGGCTATCTGGGCCCCGCATCCTACGGCATGATATTTAGCGACCTGTTCCGCTACCTGGTAATCATCCTCTATCTCAAATAGGCGGCCATTATAGCCAACAAGAAAGCTTCCACCACTTTCCTCCTCGTCTTTTTTTGTTGCGAAGCCACCATCTTTTAAGCATTGCCTGACTGCATCAACGAAATATGTCACCATATATTTATAGATGCCCATCCTCTCGCCAGTCCCGGTAAGACAGGGATGTTCCGGCGGATTGAATTTATAGCGCAGTAGTTGCCCCATCCTAAATGAGGATGTAAAGCCCATCAGGAAGGGTCCATTCCTGAATACTTTCTGATCGGCTCTCACGCTGAGCTGATAACCCCCAACTCCTGCGCTATCACCACCGATATAAACATTGCCGCCGTCCAGCAGTCCAACAATACAGGTCAACTATTTTTCCTCCCTCACTCTTGCCCACTCTGCTTTAATATTTCGGATATAATGGATCGACGTTCTGTGTCTCTCTCACCCTTGCCCACTCTAATGCCCTTTCAACGGCTAATTCCAGGGTGTCCCCTAGTCCCCAAGCATATGGCATATAGTCCTCCAGATATAGCTTACATTCGAACGCGCCGGTCGGTGTTAACTCTAAACGCCAACGCTCAAAGTTTTTAAGGATATTTATATCAATCAATCGACATCCCCCCCCCTCATCTAGCTATCTAACAACCGTTAATAAATCTAGGATCAGGGGTCGAACCCATCAATCGTATCTTCCCATCGTCTCAATTCCTCCTTAGATCCTCTAAGCCACCAATAACCTGCGGCGTGAAAGCACTCACAGCCTGGCAATATCGTTTTATCAAAATAGCGAGCCACCTTGCACCAATCGAATAAGAGAAGATATACCTTGGTTTTATCAATTCGACAATTGTCGATCCCAAGTGTATCGAGCAAAACCTCAGGGTGGATTTTCATGCTTATGCGTATGTTCATGCTCAGTCTGCCTCCTCTATCCCCAGCGCCCTAGCCCAACAATCAGGGCAATCTCGCTGGTCAGTTTCACAGTCGGTGGCATCTGACAAGCCAAACGAATATGGACATCCTGCCTTGACGATAAGTCTGCCTATTTTCTCTTTATCGACCTGCTCAATTAAGGCATCAACCATTTCTCCGTAATCCATTTCTAATACGCCTCCCTGAAATTAATCTGCGGATATTTATGTAACAACAATTTTTTCTTTAACCTGTAAACATCGGTTTTAAATTTAGATGATGCTTTTACATCAATCACCACAACCTTGCCATCAGAATAAATCACCATAAAATCAGCAATATAGAAAATCGGCCTATGTCTATGCCCTTCCTGATCGGTAAATCCTTCTTGAAGTAGGATTCCAGGCTGTAATTTTATATCACTAATTTCCCCGACCTTCTGCAATAATACCAATTCGGAGTATTTGGCGGCCTCTTTCTTTGAGTCAAAGATGTGGCCATCAATCTCGGTTTTCTTATTGTGGTACTTTGCCGGTGCTACGCCTAGCTTTTTGAGTTGCTCCTGTGATAATTTGGTCATGATATTTCTCCCCCTGCCAACGGGCACCAGATAGGGCTAGAACGAAAATCACGGCCCTTTATAATCCTGTTATGGCCTCTATTACCTGTCCACTCATACCTTTCGGTTACTTCTGGATGTCTGCAACTGTGGCAATATCTCGGGGGATCAATATTTTCACTGGTTAATCGTCGATATATATGGAAATTGCACTCTTTGCATTTTGGTTTGGTCATGATATCTCCTCCTCTAGCTCTAGTGCCTTAGCCCAGCAATCGGGGCAAACATTGTTCCGGTAATCTCCGCAATTCTCAGTTATGGGCAATTCAAATAAACTTGGGCACATTTGCCCAACAAGAATCCCTCCAATTCTCCTACCCATAATTCTACTTAATTCCTCTTCGCCGACCTTTTCAATTAAGGCATCAAACATCTTTTTATGATCCATTTTCAGCCCTCCTCCTGCCAACTTTACTGACCGACTTGCATTCTCGGTTCGTCGTTCTCTGGTCGGCATAATATCCGCTTCCAGGGAATTTTTAGGTCTCCGATATATGCCCCGTCCCGCGCCTTTGCTATATTTATCACGACCTCAGCCTCATCCCAGGGAATTGTCGTGTCATAATAATTATCCCGGGAGAGAAACATAATCTCATCTGCAATTTCTTCGGCTTGACCGGAATCCCGGAGATCCTCCATCCCTGGGCGCTTATCCTCTTTTTTTTCGACTGATCTTGATAACTGCCAGAGCATCAAGACCGGTATGTTTAACTGTATCGCCAGATCCTTCGTCCGGTTGATAATCGTACTCATGCGCTCATACCCAGAAGCGTTCGTCCGATCATCCAACTGCATCCTGCCAGCGTGATCTATGACAAGAAACTGTGCTGCGCCTCGGACTTGCTCCACTCTGACTAACCGGGACAGTTTATCTGGCGTGTTAGCGCCAGTATTCACTCTGAATTTAGGCATATACTCCATAATCGTTTCCCGGGCATTGCGAATTTTCCCCTGTTCAAACCCGCTAAATAGTCCATTCCTGAACTTTCGGAGTGATACGCCGCTCTGATATGCTAACAGTCTTTTCCAGAGTTGGTTTTTGGGCATTTCGTAACTCATATACAATGTCTCCCAGCCTAGTTCCACGGCATTAAGCGCTATCTCCACGGCCAGAGCAGATTTTCCGACTGATGTTCTTGCGGCCAACAAACACACTTCCCCGGGCCTAATTCCACCACAAAGTGCCCGATCTATCTCGGTTATCCCTGTGCAAACGCCTCCTTGTTCATTGTTACCTGTCAGCATTTGCTCAAGGTCAATCCCCTCGCAGACACTACTCGTATCGGAGGTGGCATTCTCATCAAAACTCAGGGCGTTTAGCAAATAGGTCTCCAATTTGTCATACTCTGCACCTTGACTGAATTCTTGTGCAACGGTTATAAGTGTTGCACAGAGTTTCCTACCTCGCCTGTGCTCATGCAGGATGTCGATATAGTGTGGCATCCGATTGGGTATGCACCCCCGACTTTGCAATTCCACGAGTTCTGATATTTTTACATCCGGTAATTGAATATTTACGAGTACTTCGTCTGGCGTTATACCTTCGGCCATCATGCTTAAAATGGCCTGAAATATCTGTTTGTAAGTCGGGACTGAGAAGTCACTTGGCGTAATATCATCAAGATAAGCCAATGTCCTATCTTGATAAAGATCGCTTAACAGAGCACCTATAACCACTGCTTCAGCCTCTGGACTGGCTGGGGGAACTAGCCTTTTGTCTTCCGTGTTGCTCACGCTCCTTTAAAATCTTGAGTTCGTCAGGGTCAATTACGATATCGTGCGATAGTTGCTGTTTTAGCTGGGCCGCCGCATTGGATATATTCAGCCATTTATCGACGTTCTTATCGTTCCGGGTGATATATTCCAGTGTGGCATAGTTCCGGTTGCGGTCGTTACTCCCCATCATCATGGGATCCCGTTTCATCGCAAGGCTGGCCCTTTTCATTTGATCAACCGTATAGGTTTTTAATCTTGTTGCTAAACTGTCTGCATATGTCTGCATCCGATAATTAGTTTTAAATTCCGCATTGAACCAGTCAACGAAATTGACAAGAGTATCTTTATTACTTAAGTGCTTTACTTGCTTTACTTGCTTGTTTGTTGTCGCTGCTTTGTCGCTGCTTTGTCGCTGCTTTGTCGATTGCTTTGTCGCATAGTTCTCTTGTAGTTGATAAAAGTCATATTTAGCAAGGGTTATCAGACGATAATGGCTTGTCGATTGGTTTGTCAAAAATCCCATGTTTTCTAAATTTACTAGACATGTACGTATTTTTCTTATTGAAGATCCCAGCCCAAAATACTTATTTAAGCTGGCTAGTGACGTAATCATTTGGCCTCGTTTAATGGTAATAAATTGCTTTAGGTGACTATCCCACCAGTCATTATCTTTATGGTTTGCCATCATGATCAACATGACCATCATGGCCTTTTGTTCCAGGGTGAGAGCTGCCCATGTCTTGCTCTGCTTGTATGTGGCACGGGCTAAAACAATGTAACCCTCATCCGTTTTTTGGTCGAACCCTTCCTCCATGGTACCTACTCCTCTTCCAGCCCCAGCGCCTTAGCCCAACACCTGCGGCATCCTTTTCCACAATCCTTAGTATCAGGTAAGCCAAATGCATGTGGACATCTTAGCCCAACGGTAAGCCAACCCATTTTCTCTTTGCCGATCTTCTCAGTCAACTTGTCAAACAGCTTTTCATAATCCATTTTCAGCCCTCCCTTTCCTCGCCATTACTACCCTGCGCCTAATCTATTGAACAGTGGCGCATCGTTTACAATTCTCCGCTCCGCCATCTCCACATATTCCGGGTTCAATTCAAGGCCGATGAAACGGCGCCCATGTCTGAGCGCAACCATCCCCGTGGTGCCAGAGCCACAGAAGGGGTCTAGGATGATCGATCCGGTGCTGCCATCATTCGGGCAGGTACAGGTAGGTTGCCAGTTATCCGTTGCCCTGGTTGTCGGTGCCCATCCGGTACTGTCTGTTTTGGTTGGTGTGTTCCCTGGTTGATGAGCCGCTTCCCGATTGTTGATATGTCCCGTTTTTTCCACCTCTCTCTCCCATGGCGCTCCGCATACCGGGCAGGCTTGCGGTGATGATCCAGCCAGGATGCAAGGCTCTACTAGCTTCGATGGAAAGGTAGCAAAGTGGGCTTCTGAAAAACCTTCAGTTGCGATAGTCCAAACATCTCGCTTGTTGCGGGTGTTTTTCTGAGACAATTCTTCTTTTGTTTTATCAGGCATCCAGGACACTGTGCCTGGGTTTTTCTTTTTGGTTGTTTGATCTCCCCATCTCTCCCATGCAGCCGGTTCCTTAATCGCCTCGGCATCGTAGTAATACTGCTGGCTCTTAGCCAGCAGGAAGATATATTCATGGCTCTTTGTTGGCCTATCGGTTACACTCTCTGGCATTGGATTTAATTTATTCCAAATTATGTCACTCCTGAGATACCAGCCATCGGCCTGTAATGCAAATGCGACTCGCCAGGGTATTCCACAAAGATCCTTCGGCTTGAGACCCAATGGAACCTTAGTACCGTGGCTATTGCCTACATCACGCCACTTGTCATCAGGGACTTGGTAAGTTCTGTTCGCGGCGTAACTGTCCCCTAAGTTCAGCCACAGCACCCCATCATCCCGCAGTACCCGCCACACTTCCCGGAAAACCGTAACCAAGCAATCTACATATTCCTCCGGGGTCGGTTCTAGTCCGATCTGTCCATCACAGCCGTAATCTCTCAGCCCCCAATACGGCGGCGAGGTTACAACGGTCTGTACGCAACCATCCGGCATTAACCGTAATAGATCGAGGGAATCACCCTGGTCTATTGTCCATGAATGTTTGCCTGTAAGAACATCAGCGATCATTTCTGTGCCTTCCTCTCAATCCGCTCCCCCTGCCCTAGCGGCCTAAAATACCGGCATACCAACCGTCCCCAACGTCTCTGCTTGCTCCATCGCAGGCAGCCATGTCGTTCTACCTGGCCATAGTCCATCTGCCATGGGTGAATGCTATATGTGCACCTTGCTACCGGGACGTATATCGCACGTTTAACATCGTATAATTCACGATCAATCGCTACTGACATCTTCTACCAGCCTTTCCATGTGTCCGCATTTCGGGCACCATATAATGTCGTATGGGCTGCCTCCGAAATAAAGAGGATGCATCTCGCTGCCGCACTGTGGACATATCATGATTATTTCTCCCCCCCCCCATAATTCCTCTTCGGTAATCGACATCTGCTTCCGCTCAGTCCATCCAGTCGGGAACCACTCCGGGTATAGTTGCCGCACCATCGCCGCCAGGGACGTGCCTGCGTATTTGCCTTTGACACTGGCTGCCGTGCAGGCGGTGCAGTATTTGGTGTTATACTCGGTTAGTTGGCCGCAGGTAAGACAATTACTCATTCCCCCGCCTCATCCAGCCCCAGCGCCTTAGCCCAACACCTGCGGCAAATTTGCGGGTAAGTTCCACATTCTTTGACATCTGACAAATCGAATGAATGTGGGCATCTTTTTTCAACAATAATCCAACCTAATTTCTCTTTACCAAGCTTCTCAGTCAATACATCAACTATTTTTTTATAATCCATCATTTCGCCTCCCCCTCAATTTTCACAACTACTACTCGTCGGCCCCACGTTAGACATGCGCTCCTACTCGTCAGAAAAATGTCTATCCGATTATTCTTGATATCCCGTCCAGTGTCTTCAGCAACGTATTTTTTCCCCTCTATGAGAAGTATCGAACCCAGGGGGATCACCCGAGGGTCAACGGCCACGGTCCCCCTGCTTGGCACTGTGCCGGTATATGTCCGGTGACCTGTGTAGGTATAGGCAGTTGCCACTATCATCAACGTCCTGCTCGTATCACTCCGGGACGGTTCCTGCGCTATCATTACGGGTCTCTGCGTTTGCCTGATGATTGCCGGCCTTGGTATGGTGTCCAGGCGCAGGTAGGTCGGTAGCAAACAGATGCTCAGGAGTACGAACAAAGGCAAAGACATTATTTTCGGTCGGATATGATCACTCCCTCTGCTTTAATCTTGAGCCTATATCTGCGTATCCGATTATTTACTGTGCTCTCAGTCAGCCCGAATACCTCGCCAATCTCCCGATAATACATTCCCGACTCCCACATTTCAAACATCTCCTCGATATCTAGTTCCACCTCGGAGCGACTGGCATAGTGCACACTCAGCCGCTTTCCGTGGCGGATATAGTCAATAGCTTGCTCTACCTTCCTTTTTGTCAGGATGCATAGAGCCAGGGCACACCAGTTTTCCTCAATTACATTTTCCGTACACTTATGCATCACTTTTTACCTCTTCCTCTTCTTCCGGGCAGTCTTCGCAATTTATCCGGTGTGACTCATCACAGAGAGCATCGGGCGGGATGGAGTTCATCCATGACTTCATCCATCTCTGCATTTCACAGTTACCTTTGAGACCTTCGTACGGGCATAGTCCTGTGTAGCACATTCTTGTCACCTCGCATAAAAGTTTTGGTAGGGGCCGAAACCCCTAAGTATTTTAATATTTTTGCTTCTCTTACTTTGCTATAGAATGTTTGTTTACTGAACCAGCCTATTGCCTCTTGGGTACGCTTGCGAGAGTTACAGTTTTTGCAGGCGGGCACGATATTGGTTTTCGCATACCACCCATCCTTACCTAATGGGATAAAATGATCTTGTTCTAATGGCAATTCTCTATTGCAATAACAGCATCTATTGTCAAAATATTCTTTTGTTTCTTCCCACTGGGAAACTGTCAATGTACGGGGCAGGTTGCGTATTCTTGCATTACGTTTATGCTTGCGAATACGCCATTCTTCTAGGTGCTCTTGTTGGTATCGCTTCGCATACTCATTGGCAACTTCTTTGTTTTTATCACGCCACTGTTGCATGCGTTCTTTATTGGCTAAATTATATTGCTTTATAGCTTCTTCATTGTCTACCCGGTATTGCTTCCTATGTTCAGCGATGGCTTCTTTATTGTCTAAGTTGTATTGCCTCTTCCGTTCAGTAATGCATCTTTTGCATTGTGTATTAAGGGTGTGATTCGCCTTGTTGGTCCAATAAAAATACTCATTTGTGGCAGGAAATTCTTTTCCGCACTTACTGCAAATTTTCATAAAATATAACACCTCGCCCACTTGGGATTATCGTGGTATCTAAATTAAAACGGTGGTTCTTCTTCATTGATTATGTCGTCGTTATCTGTAGACTGCGGCTCCGGTGTGCCCGATTTCTGGCAGGTGAAACATAATGGCCGCCCGAGTTTTTGAGTGGAATAGTCTAATTCCTTTTTGGTAATAGCCTTTCCGCACTTGGAGCAGGTAGGGTGCAAGTAATCCGTTTCCTTGGTTGTAGGTGTGGTAGGTTTCGGTTGCGTAGTAGGTGTGCCAGGTGTCGCTTGTGCTGGCTTTGCTACTGTTGGCTTGCCTGTGGTGGCATCTAGGGCATCATGTTCAGTAATTTCCAGAACCGCCATGTATAAATACCTACGGCTATATGTTTCAACTGCGCCTAGGTTTTGAATCGGATGACAACCTTTTAATTCTGTGGCTGCCATCGGAGAGGTAAAGGTCAGCATTTCTTCTGGCTTTTCTGCGTTGACTAGAACCATTGTTGCCATTTCGGCATTGAAGGTGATAACCGGGCAAAGTTTATTATTTGCAAATAGTTGATTTGCGGCCGGTAAAAAGTCAGACAATTCGTAATAGTCATATCCGGCGAACTTATTCAGGCCTGATTTTTTCAGGTTCTTGTCTTGCAGTTCGATCCGGCATTTTAGTAACTTTTCATAGATATTCATTAAATGATCCCCTTCCAGTTTTCGTCCCAATATTTTTGGAGCTTACACCCCTGGCACCTAATGTCGTCAAACTTGATGCCTTTGTTCTCGTCGCATAGGTTGCATAGTTGGTTCACTAGGTCGGTTGCCTTTGCCTCGTCGCTATCCGGGTAGGTGCAGTCCCGACAATATATATTCGGGTTGTTCCTGTCCAGATAGCCTGTCTCGTAATAGTTACATCCGAAGCAGGACACGATCTGCTCGTTGGTGTGCTCGCAGGCAAAAGGTTCCGGCTCAGTCTTTATCATTGCCACACCCATCCTTTTCCCACTGGTCTTCGTACTGGTCGCAGTCAAGACTGTTGGGGTCATATTCTGTCAACGTCAAGACGTGGCGGGTACATTTAGACCCGATATTCCAGGAGCAATATTCCCAGGGGCATTTCACTTCGGTCATTGAGATTCACCTCCTTCGACCTTGCGTACGCAGAAAAAACGAGCCTTATTCAGCATCGCATCTAACTGTTCCGGGTATTCCGAATGCTTTAGAACGGTAGTTTTGTAGTGATCAAACGTAGCAAGGAAGGACTCCTCTGTCAGGTGAATCCCAAAACTGCTTTCTACACTAATCAGTTTCCTATTGCCATACTCCTTAAAGAACTCGGTGCGCATATCGGCCCAACATTGCAGGGTCTCGGCGGATATGGCCTTGCCTGGATCCTTTTTTGTAGTGTTCATTTGGCAACACTCCCTTCCTTATCTTCCATCGGCTCCCAGTTCTCAAATTCAGGGCAAAATTTACAGGGCCATAAATAGATGGAGAACCATTCGAACTTGCAGGTCGTACAACGCTTATCCACGCCAATCGACCTCGCTCTCTTTAGTTTCTTTTTCCCATCTGTCACAGGCCACTATCGCCATGACAAACAACCCTATAAAACATCCGAACCACACCAGTTGAGTCATCTTGCCACCCGCCTCACTCTGATATTTTTTAATCGACCTTGCCTGCGGTCTTTTTCTACTCTTCGCATAATAAAACCGTTATGCAACCCATGCCCGTGGCTAGTATTTGGAATACTTTTCTGTGACCGTATCCGATATTTATTTCCCAATCTTTCCCTTTCATTACTCCGGCCAGCGCTGCGGGAGAAACACTTTCCCCTATGTATAGCCTGATCTTTGTTATACCCGCCGATGTGCGTAAAACTTCGCTAAATGTCATTTGGTTTCTCCTCTCTCGTTTTCATCCGACCGCATATTTTGCTTGATATTTCCGGACAATCCCCTCAAAAATGGGCTTTAGTTTCGGATCTCGTTCGATAACTTCGAGTTTCGTCATAGCCTTGCAAGCCGTCTTAGTTGCCCCTTGCCCTTGTAATCTCTCGCATAGCCGTGTTAAACGAGTTTGAAGGTTTACCCTTGCTAAGTCCTCTAGCTCCTTGTATAAGTCGCCATAAAATACAAGATAACTCAAACCGTATTCCTGACAGATACCGCGCATTTTGGTATTCATGGCCTGTCTCCAATCCTTGTCAATTGGAGCTGTGAAAATATCAAGGGCAGTAGTTATTTGCCGACTCGCCTTGTTTGCAACTTCGAGTGCGGTATTTGCCTTGCGCTCAATCTCTACGGTAACCTGGGCAAGTCCAGCTAGTATTTCTGCTTGTGTCATTTGCTTAGGACGCCTTGCTCTGTTTTCAACTTCGATAAAGTATTTGCGGATAATGCGACCCTGCTCGTTGTTTTCAACCATTGCAATTTCTTTAGCGGTGTCCATTGTCAGGGCGTATTCGGTTCTTGGTTTTCCTGCTTTGCCATCCGACCTATCCGCCAAAATTGGCGTATAGTCTTCACCTTCAACAAACTCATACTTTTCAATACGATCCTTAATCCAATTACTAAAATCCTTGCCTACCTCTAAAAACTCATGCAATTCTCTTGCGTCAACAACCCCACCGACTTCACCCTCATAAATCGGTATCAATCCATTTTCAATAATTGTTAAATTGTTCATGTTTCCTCCTTAAAATTTAATATTTACAGGATTCCCCTCTTTGGTGTCGAAGTTGATAGAATATTGAGAGGAGGTGAATTATATGCCTAAGAAATCGCCTTGGTATTCCATAAAGCAGTCTGTGCATCCCGTACATCATGACAACTCTAATTGCAACACCGGAAACAACATCGAAAAAGAAAATATCAGACAGGGAACCGGTGGACATCCGCTTTGTGACGAATGTGCAAGACTAAACAAAGAGGGAAAATAGTCATTCATTAGAATGTCATTTCCCAGTATGGACCAGTTGGCTCACCGTCGAGAATAGTCCATATGCGACCTAATTTTGAGGGTTTTAATCCGTTTTGCAGAGCAATTGCAAGCGCTTTGAAACCCTCTTCTCTGTGCCCAAAAAAGCGAACTGTAGGTTCAGGGTAACAATGCCCTATACCGCCCTCACATGACTCATAAGTTTCAATTCCACCCTCGACAAGAATCTCAACCTCGTGTTTAATTCCCTTGTCGAGCGGTGGAGAATATTCTGTGGTTTCCATTGTGTTTTTCCTCCTTTTAAGATATTTACAGGTTTTTCCTCTCTTGCGTCGAAGTGGGTAAGTTGTTTAGGTTACCAAGTTCTTGACGAAGGGAGGTGATTACGTTGGATAAGGTTAAAAATTGTATACTTGAGTTCTATAAAACAAACGGCAAAAACATTGCTATGGATTTCAATTATGTTGTAACGTCTACTGGGCTTTCAGAATCCGACGTTGATAAAGCTTTGCGACAGCTTCTTCATGCAGGATTCATCAAGAACCCGTTATTTGCGGATAATGTCCCAATAAACTTCACTATTTAGTTTCATCGTTTTGTAAATGTCGGCTGAAATAGTCGGCATTTTTTTTGTCTTCAACCTGCAATTCTTCAATTGTGTGACTTTCAAAATATTCTTCTGAGTAAAACATAGGCGTCATTCCATACACCTTGAAATACTTGAACCTTGGGTTAAATTCTCTGATACCGTTTTCTTTTAAATAACTCGTTTTGATTGCATCCATTGTGTTTTTCCTCCCTTTTTTTATGCTATTTTCCCGATCATCTGCCTATTGAGCAGCATTGCTTTAATTTGGTAGTAATCCAGACCCATTTCGCATAACACTGAAATCTGATTTTGCAGTTTTGCAATACGCCCAATTTCATCGGCTGTCATGTAATCAATCGCAGCGGCTGTCTTGCTTGCTCCCCTGTCCTTCCGTATCTGTGCTGCATTTCTGTCTGTGACAAACTTATAAGCTAAATCGGTATAGGTCTTGTAATCCCACCTGCTGTGATCCGGGTTGTCGCTAATAACATCTGTTAACTCTCTGCGGATGGGTCTTAATTGTTCACGACCGATTTGGCGGTGTTGGAGTTCGGAGCGCATTGCGTAGAATTGACGGACAAGTTCGGTTTTGAATTGGATAACTGGTTCGGTGTTTTTGAGGAATGTAATTAATAGCGTTGCTTGTTCTTCATTGAGGTGAAAAATTTTCTCATATTTTATCCCTCTTGCTTTTTTCACTGCCCGCATTTCAAATGCGACCTGTCCAAACTGTTTTAACCTAGATTCATGCTTTAAGATTATTTGTTGTACTGCATGGTGTTTAATTTCTGCGGACATGGCGATAATGTCACTTGTTGTCAATGGTATTGCCTTAATGTTGTTTGGCTTTAAAAACACTAAATCGTTCATAGGTTCCTCCCTTTCCTTTTCCATAATTTCTTCTCATTGGTTACGTTTGTTTCCTTTTGGATACTTACGAGGCAAAAAAAAGGGTAGCGGGATCAGTGTCCAAGATATCACAGATAATTTTGGCTTCACTCAAGGTAAAATCCCTGTGCCCGTTTTCTTTCCGGTTATAACTGCAATACGTTATTCCTATGGCCTCTGCCATTTCTACCTGCCGTAACCCCTTTCTTGCCCGACAGGCTTTCAGTTCCATGTTTTTGCGTGTCTTTTTTGACACTTTTTCATCTCCCCTTGATTTGTGTGTTTTCTTTTGGCTACTTCAAGTATACCATAATATTTCTTGCAATCATTGTTTTGGGCATAAATATTTTTTATATTTTTTGCCTCCTTCTTGATAATGTGTTCCCTTTGGGATACTTCAAGTATAGCATAGATATTCTTGCGGGCACCCCTTTGGCATAAATATTTTTTACATTTTTTATCTACTGGTTGATAATATGTTTCCTTTTGGGTATAATACATGCAGGAGGTGATTTGACATGAGCAATACAATTTCATTAAAAACCTTTGCAAAACGGTTGAAACAACTAAGAGAAGAGTGCCATTTAACCCAGGACGATTTAGCAGTTGAGGTTGCTCTGAAAAAGTCAACTCTGAGCAAATATGAAAATGAACTTAGAGAACCTCGGTTGGGCAATGTAGAAAGATTAGCTGATTTTTTTGATGTGAGCGTCAACTGGTTAATGGGATATTCGGATATCCGGGACAAAAATATTGATTCAGGCAATCTAATTGATATTTTTAATAAGTTATCGGATTGCCGTAAGCAAGAGTTGTTTACTTTTGCTACTTATCTAAGACACAAATAGGTGAGGGGGTTAGAAATTGGCTGCAATCAGTAAAAGGAAGGATGGCCGGTGGCAAGCTATTATTGATTTACCACCGGATTTGAAAACAGGAGAGAGGAAACGCAAGTGGATATATGCTGATAAGCGCCCAGAAGTCAGGCGGATGGCTACCAAACTAGAGGAGCAGGTAGCCTCCGGCAACTATATTGATTCATCGAAACTAACCATTGAAGGGTACCTGCTTACCTGGGTCAAGGATTATTGTGCCGATCTATCGCCTACCACTGTAGATGCATATAAGACATACATCAAAGGCCATATCATACCCGCTATCGGTAAGATTAAACTGCAGAACATAAAACCTTTGGATATCCAGCGATTCTATAATGGTGAATCCGAAAGAGGTTATAAAGGAAATACGATCAGGCAAGAGCATATAATTCTGAATAGAGCGTTAAAAGACGCGGTAAAAAACAGCATGATCCAATACAACCCGGTGGATCGGGTTGATAAACCCAAGCCCAATGATTTTGAGCCGGATGTCTATGATGAGGATAATTTTATTAACCTGATGAATGCGGTTGTTGGTACAGATGACGAGGTTCCAATATTGCTGGCCGGTATCTTGGGTTTAAGACGTGGGGAGATATTCGGTTTGAGGTGGTCTGACATCGATTTCAAGGAGCAGGTTATCTCAGTTAGGCAAACTCTCGTCTATGCAGGCGGCGAGCTGATGTTCAAACCCCCGAAAAGCAAAAAGGGTCTGCGGTCAATCACTATCCCTGCTAACCTGGCACCTGTGCTTAAAGATCACAGGAAAAGACAAATGGCAATAATGCAGCCAACCGAAGGATCTCATGGCCTCGTTTGCTGCCGCCAGGATGGGGGGCAGATGAATCCTCGCTCATACAGCACGCATTTCAGGGAATTGCTTGAAAGACATTCTCTCCCCCACATACGATTTCATGACCTGCGCCATTTCAACGCAACCATGATGATGAAATATAAGATCGATGTCAAGGTGGCAGCGAAACGATTAGGCCATGCTGATCCAGGTATGACCCAAAGGATTTATCAGCACGTGCTCAATGATATGGATGTAGAGGCAGCAGAAAAGCTGAATCATATCTTGGAACATTGGAGTCAAAAGTAAAAGTGATTTATGGTGGTCAAAATGGTGGTCAAAAGTATATTTAAAAGAAAAGAGCAACTATCAAAAATTGCTCTTTTGCTTGGTATCATTGGTGCCGAAGGTGGGAGTCGAACCCACACGTCTTTTGAGGACGCTGGATTTTGAGTCCAGTGCGTCTGCCAATTCCGCCACTTCGGCATAGATTTGTTTAAACAACAAT